GTGCGATCGGCGCTTATGGGTGACGTGCTCACCTTTGGCCAGTCCATCGTGATCAAGTATCTCGACGACAACCTCCTGCTCTGGGTCAAGAGCAACGTGCGGGGACTCGTGACGACCCAGACGGAGATTGGGATCGACTGGCGCGATGATAACGTGTAATTAAACCTTTCCCTCATTTTTACTATAAGATGCATCGTTCGATCCTCGCCATCCGTCTCGGCACCCTTGAAACTTTTTTGAACAAAATTCGTGTGTCCTCGAGCGAGCGAACGCGCCTAGATATTGCTACGGAAGCCTCGAGGCTCGCCGATAAGATCAAGGACCTGACCCCACTCGAATCATTTAGCCCGCTCGAGGCTGAGAAGATCGAGTTGGGACTGGAACACTATAGCCTTGCTGTATTTTGCGACCAGATTGATTGGGCCCAAAATACCCTCGATGAACTTAGAACAGTAACTTGTGAGTATTTTTAATGGATAAATTCGTATGCGACACTGACGTCGCGTCTGGCAAGGTCCTCAAGTACCAGCGGCCCAATCCAATAGGTGAGGATATTCATCTTAATCCAGATGGTACCATCACCCGTGATGAAGACAAGATTATCCGGGCTCAACGAATTTTCATCCATAATTGGTACCGTCCCGGTGGGCCAGGGTCTCGACGGGTCCTGGAGAAATACGAGTCGTGTCTGGCCGAAGAATCACCAATTTCAAAACAAAATTAGGAAAATGGTAAACACCTTCGTCCCTTTTGCCGACGCCGAGGCTTGTGCCAAGGCCCTCGACTACCGGAGACTGGGTAAGCAAAGGGTCGAAGCGTACCAATTATGGAGGGCCCTTATGGGGATCACAAAAGGATGGGTCAATCACCCCGCAACCCTGATGTGGAAAGGGCACACATGCTTTCTCGCCAAATATATGAACACTATGATTGACGAGTGGGTAGCCCGTGGGTACAAAAACAACATGGAGAAACTTCCACACTGCGCGAACCCGAGGGCACCGTGGTGGTGGGGATGGGACCCTATCCACAAGTCGCACCAGGCCGCCCTGAACCGCAAAAAGCCTGACTTTTACACGTTCAAGGCTGACGAGTACGCGAACTACGGGTACGTATGGCCGTCCAAGGTGCAAATTCAATACAGAATTAAGGATCCACCCTTGGATAAGGTTTGTGAACCTCTTATTATTAAATGATCACCCCGCGGACCCTGATGCAGCGCCGGTACATCGACCTTCTGTCTTCGACCGTACCAGTCGTTGTGGGAACTGGACCGGCCGGAACGGGCAAGACGCTTTTGGCGTGCCACATGGGTTCCAAGGCTTTGATCACGGGCAAGGTGGAGCGGCTCATCATGACCCGGCCGGTGGTCAGTGTGGACGAGCAGCACGGATTTCTGCCTGGAAATTTGAACAAGAAGATGGAGCCCTGGACCCGTCCCATGTTCGACGCTCTGCGCCGGTACCTGCCCCAGAAGAAGATTGACGAGTATCTGTACGATCAGCGCATCGAGGTGGCCCCACTGGCCTACATGCGCGGTCGTACGTTCGATAACGCGTGGATCATCGGGGACGAGATGCAAAACACCACCCCGAGCCAGATGAAGATGTTGCTGACGCGCATCGGTGAAGGGTCCAAGATGGTGCTGGCGGGTGACATGGACCAGCACGATCGTGGGTTTGAGGAGAATGGCCTATGGGATCTAGTGACACGCATCTGCCCAGAGTCTATGAATATTTCTCATGTGGAATTTAGTGAGAATGATGTTGTACGGGCCGAGGTCATCAAGGAGATTCTCCGGATGTACGGGCCTTCAGGAATTTGATGACGGTAGAGTCCACGCAGAAATACCAGTGCATAATTTCACCCAAAATTAGGAGACCGATAACCGTCGGCCAGTAGTCAAACCCAAAAGCTCTGGCCACGAGAATAGCCAGCAAAAAGGTGCCCACGGTGTCACCAACGGCCACGTCCATGAATCTTAGGGAGTGAAATCCCTCTCCTGGAACTCCAAGGGCATCTTTGAACGGACACGTCATCTTACAGTACCCTGAGAAAACGTGTGATGTGCCTGACAGCACTTGGGCTCCGGATGGTAAAGTCACCCAACAAACACAATGGCTCTCCAGATCCTCCACCAGCTCGAGTCCGCTTCCGGCCGCCTTGAGAAGGAGGCTATCCTCAAGGCTCACGCGACCGACCAGACCTTCAAGGAAGTCTGTCGCTTGACCCTCGATCCCCTCGTGAATTTCTATATCAAAAAGCTGCCCGCCGCCGGCCCCAGCCGCCTGCGTGCGAACCCATGGTCCCTCGCCGAGGCTCTCAAGTCCATCGAGGAGTGGCTTGCGACACGCAAAATGCGCGGCAAGTCGGCGACCACTCATCTCGAGCGCCTATTTGCGTGCGTCAGCGAGGACGACCAGGAGGTTCTCCGGCGGGTCCTGGGCCGGAGCCTCAAGTGCGGTGTGAGCGAGGCGACGGTCGAGAAGATCTGGCCGGACCTGAAGCTCAGCTACCCATGTATGCTCGTGAGCCCTCTGGATTCCAAAACTAAATTGACCTTCCCTATGATTGCCCAGACCAAGATGGACGGCATGCGGTTCAACGCGATCGTGGAGAACGGCCAGGTTTCGTACCGCACACGGGCCGGCAAGGAGCTCGACCTGTTCGGTGTGCTCGATGCTGACGTCATGGGTCTCACTGCAGAGACGGAGTACGTGCTGGACGGCGAGCTGCTGATGGCCGGCGCCGACGGCAAGCCCATGGACCGCAAGACGGGCAACGGCCTCCTGACCAAGTTCCAGAAGGGCACAGGCACCCCCGAGCTTGCGAAGCAGGTCCGGGCGGTCGTATGGGATATCGTGCCTCTCTTCGCCTTCCGGGCCGGGCGGTGCAGTACGGGGTACCGTGAGCGCCACCTGATGCTGACCACGGAGAATGTCAGGAATATCACGGTTGCCCCAATTACGATCGTAAATTCGATGGAGGAGGCTCAGGAGCTGTACCAGCAGAAGCTCGCCGAGGGTGAGGAGGGTCTGGTCCTCAAGGATCCCAAGGGTCCGTGGGAGGACAAGCGGGTCAAGCACCAGGTCAAGATGAAGGCGGAGCTCGAGGCTGATCTGGTGGTCGTCGGCTACACAGAGGGAACGGGTAAATACGCTGGTAAGATCGGTTCCCTCTTGGTCGAGACGGAGGACGGTGAGGTCAAGACGTCGGTCGGCACGGGCCTCACGGACGAGGAGCGCTCGATGCCCTTTAGCAATTTTTCGAAGAGAATCGTGGCCGTCAAGTACAACGCGGTCATCACGGACAAGAAGACGGGACTGAAGTCCCTGTTCCTCCCGGTGTTTGTGGAGATCCGCGAGGATAAGAACGTGGCTGATACTATGTAATAATATGAAACCTTACTGGTATTTTCGAGGACCATTCCCTATGCACCTTCTAGAGCGTCTCTTCCGGACCATGCGTCGCAGCAAGTCTTGTCCCAACCTTGGGTCCCATTACTAAATTCTCTACTAAAATTATGGAGGCCAAGCTTCGGCGGAGAGTCGCAGCAGCGCGTATAAACAGGGTACCTAACGCACTCGTGAATGTGGCCAAGCCACCGGCCGCCACCCCGGCCAAGTGGCGCAATTCCGTCACTAAATTGGTGGAGGCTTTTCCCAAGCGATTCTGGTTTTACCACCCGGTCAAGTGTGGGGGCGCACGGACCCAAATTGCAAGCAGGCCCATAAAGAAGGGGTCCAAGGAGATCTACAAGTGCCCAGATGGGTCCAAGAGGGAATTCAAGAGGTTTTTGAACCCCAAGGATTTCTTCAAGTATCGTTACGGTCGGGGCGGGGAGTTTGCACAGGGTCTGGCTGCGGTCCTGAAGTTTCTGGGGTATCGAGCCCGGATGGTTCTGGGGTATTGGGGCGGGCGGGCTGACGTGGTGTTCGTAGAGATTTGGCACCCCTGGTCCAAACGCTGGATCCCACTTGATCCGGCTGCTCCTCATGGGTACAATCACAAGTTCCCGAAAGCGCACATGAAGGTTTGGGCCCTCGAGAAGCCAGGTAACGCGCTGGTAAATCGGTCCAAGAATTACGTATGTAAAAAAGGTTGCTTGCCCACTTTCGAAAAGAGTCGACGCATTCTTTCGGTATCAAAATAAGAGCCCCGATCCCAAATATGACCCATACCCAACTGGGGCTAGTCCACCGAGTAAAACCGGCCACGATGACTGGGGCGTCTCAAGGATCATGAAGACTTGAGAGACCCATTGTGCCCGGAGGTCATACTTCAGGAATTTAGGATCACAATTGTGGAGATGGTAGACGATGCTACACAGGCAACACCATCCCCATGAGAGTACTGAAATTCTGTACACAAAATCGGCACTCATCCATGCCATGACCCAAGTCCCCACCAGGCCTGGGACCATCGTGAGAGCATCCACTTGATCCCAGTTCATTACGAATTATGGATGGAAATTCTTAAATTATTTGGCGCATCAATCGTGGCCAGTCGAATGACAACATCCACGTGGATATGGCAAACCAGCACCAGTAAGATCCCGCCGTCCCATATTTATCATTGAAATATGAGCTTGCAAAATATGTGGCGACTATGAATGATGCGGCCGTCTTGTGACCAGTGACCACCATGGGGCCCACAAGCATCAAAAGCCACGCTATGGCCCATGGGGTCTTGAATGATGTTATCCAGTTCCACTTGAGGTGGCCGTTGCCACCGACTTCGGTGGTGAGATCCACCTTTCGAGTGGCAAAATAGGTCGCGGCTCCTAGGGCGTAAGTGATCCATAATTTATTTCTCAAATTGGGTTTTAGTAAAGTTGCTGATATAAGTGGCTGTATGAATAGCAGCGCCATCCCTGCACCAGACCAAAGTCTATTGGAATCTGGAACATTCAAATTCTTCCATAGAAAGTACTCCACAAGTTGCATATGGGTGAAAACAGTCATAAGAAGCCAGATCTGTGGGTCGAGATCACCCTGATATTTATGAATAGCTGCGAGGATCATACCAAATGCGTATGTCTGGAGTGACCCCTCTGCGCTCCAGCACATTTACAGTATGGCAATATTTGAATTAATATTCTTGAACACTAATAATGCATAAGAACGCCGTCATAGCCGCGCTCCTCCTGGTCATGCTATTTTTGATCATAAATAGACGGTCGAGTGGATTGTGCACAATGAATGCAATGGGTGTTACAACATGTACGGCTGACGCGCCCGCCACCCGCAAGGCGCGCCGCTAAAAATTCGTGTCCTCCCAGGCCCAGAGGTGAGCCGGCTACACTCAAATCACCAACAAACCAACGATGGCTGCCATCACCTATGCTTACCAGGCTTTCTATGGCGGCTATGCGGGCCCCACCCAGCTTTATCAGGTGGACTTGGCCGATAAGGCCCTTGCCGAGATTGACAAGATCCGTGACCTTACGGACCCTGTGAACCGCCGCAAGCTTCGTATTCTGGCCGAGAACATGGTCCGCAACTACCTGAGCGACGGTGGGGAGGAGGACCTCGACGAGGCCATCATCCACTCTTACTCGAGTGACCGGGTCGAGACCCACGCGCCTCTCCTCGAGTTGGTCGAGAAGCTGGCGACGCCCCCGGATCCGGAGACTTGCTAAAAAACATGTCCTGACCGACTCTAGAGGGTCTTAGGCGACTACAAAAACAACCAAAAACAA